AACACATTAACCAACCCAGTTACTGGCACAGGAACAACAAACACTTTGCCATTATTTACAGGCACATCTACATTAGGTAATTCTGTCATTCAAGAAAGCAGCGGAAATATTGGGATTAATACCACTCCTTTTGCCTCATTGACTTTAGGTCAGGGTAAAAATATAATGTTAGATGCAAGTTTAAATAATGTGCCGCGGTTATTATTTTACGAAACAAATGCAAGAAATGAAAACGACGTACAATTTGGTGCAAAAATACAATACAATTCACCAAGCGATAGGTTAGAATTTATAATGCGTGACTCATTTGCAGCCGACCCAAGTGGCGATGAATTAGCAATTTCAATCGTAAGACAAACAGGAAATGTTACTATTCATAAACCAACAACTTTATCAAGTACCCTTGCGGTGACAGGCGATATAACCGAAAACGGCAACAATGTTCTTACAAGTGCGGATACTACAACAATGTTAGCGCCGTACATTGAACGTGGCGACACGGCTACAATGCTAAATCCTTATTGGAGGTCTGGAAGATTTTCGGGAACATTGCCTATTGCCAACGGTGGAACTGGTGCGGAAAGTGCATCGGTGGCAAGAACTACTTTGGCGGTTGGTTATCTATTCATTGAAGTAACTGCAGGTACAGTTGCTACACTTACAAGTAATAGAGTATCTCTTGTAAATACAGGAGGATCTTTAACAACACAATTAGATTTAACGACTGCAACTAATGGAAGAATGTACATGATTAAAAACCTTGCAAGTGGAACAATTGTCAGCACGGCATCAAATGTAATACCTTTTAACGGTGGTTCGGCTGGTACTGCAATTTTAGGCGCTGGTAACGTTACCCCTCAATGGTGTACATTAGTTGCAGATGGTACAAATTGGCATATAATGCAAAGAAATTAAAAACAAAAACATGAAACAACTCCTTTCCCTCTTCCTCTTCCTTTTGCCTTGCTTTGTCTTGGCACAGTATCCGAGCAATGGCAACCAAAAGATAACGCTCGGTGAACAGACAAGTGCAGACGGACTTATTTATCGAGGCGTACTTGCGGACACAGGTATCATTACCCCATCAAGTGATACAAGTGCGTATATAATTCTTGATACTGTAAATCATAGATTTTACAATTATAATCGTGCTACAAATGTTTGGAGCGTGGCAGGAGGCGGTACATCGGTCACAACCTTTAGCGGTGGAACAACGGGATTAACACCAAACACTGCAACAAGTGGCGCGGTGACATTGGGTGGCACTTTAGCGGTGGCAAATGGAGGAACGGGAGCAAGTTCATTTAGTCCAAATAATTTTTTAATTAGAACCAATTCAAGCGGAATATTTGATACAGCCTCAATATATGAAGCTAATGGCAATGTAGGTGTTGGAAATGCAAGTCCAAGTTTTAAACTTGATGTAACAGGTAGTGGAAGGTTTACGGGAGCTTTAACAGCATCATCAAGTATAACAGGAGGTGCAATCACTTTAACGGGAGGAACTGATTATGGTTATATATCAGATGCAAATAGTTTCAGAAGAATTTGGTTTGAAAACACATTGAATTATAGAACTTTATTTGATTTACCCTTTTCACGTTCAAATTTTGCATTTAGAGATAGTACAGGAACTCCTAAAGCAACTATATCATCTACGGGAGTAGGTACATTTAGTGGTGTAATTGCAACATCTTTTGAGGTAGGTAATGGGCAATATTATAAAGCAAGAAGAAATTCAAGCAACTTACTTATAGATTTATTGGGCATTGAATCTGGTACAGATGATACAAGATTATTAATAACTGGTGATTATAACATAAAAGATTGTTGTAGTACTTTATTTAAATTAACATCAGCAGGCGCAGTTACAATACCTAATTTAGCTGGTATAAATGACGTAGGAGCAGATGCAAACGGAAAATTACAAGCCGCAACATCTGATATGAATTTAAAAAATACAATAGAAAATAGTCCTTTTGGATTAAATGAAATATTACTTTTAAATCCTGTTACATTTTTGTATAATGATACTAATAGAAAAATTGATAGCGATGTAAAAGAAGTTGGCTTTATTGCTCAAGATGTTTTTGACATTATACCAAACGCGGTTTCATCAACAGGAACTGGCGATTTACAACTTGATTATAGGGCGATTACTGCTACATTAGTCAAAGCCATCCAAGAACAACAAGCCCTTATCAAAGCCCTTGAACAAAGAATTATTAACCTCGAAAATAAATAAAATGAGATACCTATTTTTATTCCTTCCTTTCTTTTCCTTTGCCCAAGACGTTGTAAAGGATACCGTTTATATCCAAAAGCAAGGAGCCATTTATTACATTATTCAGCAAACGACTTTGTCTGATAGCACAGTCACAGGCTCAAAGCAAATATTAGGCGATTCTGCAACTGCCATTCAAAGCCTTGTCACCGATGCTGAAAGGCAAAGTAACACATTGGCTATTCATGCAAAGCCTATTATCACAAAGGGTAAAGCGGTGCAAAGGATTAATTATTACAATGATTTACACGTTCAAATAAGCGGTAAGCCTGTTTATTTTACAACGGCTCAAAGAGACACGGCAAAGTTTGTAGGTGACTGGAAGTTAAATTTTAACGGTGAAATCATTGATGGAGTAATTCAATTAAACAGCAATAAGCGTTTAATCTTCAACCCAGACAATGGCAAGGTTTATACCATTTCAACCAACCTACTTTTAGCCACATTTACCAATCAAGTTTCCTTTGCCTTTAACGGTATTAAATACGACTTGTATAAATATGCTGATGGCAAATTTGCAACGGTGGATGGTGATGTAAGGCTCATAAAACTTGAATAATGAAAGCAGTTATCTACAACATTTTTAAACTTGGCTACGATGGCATTGCCTATTCCATTTGTTGCGGAGTGCTATTCTCGTTTTTCTTACCCATTAAACATTTCTTGATATTTACAATCTTTGTAGTTTTTGCAGACACAGTCACGGGAATCATGGCGGCAAGGAAAAGGGGAGAGCCGATAACAAGCAAAGGGCTTTATCGCACATCGCAAAAGGTGGTGACCTATTTCTGCGGTATAATGATTTTTCACGGGGCAAGTATAACTTTTCAACTGCCATCGCAAATCACCTATTCTGTCAGCTTCATTATTGCAGCTACGGAATTGTTTAGTATTTCGGAAAATATAAAATCCATAACTGGAACAAATATTGGTACAATTATTCTTAGATTTTTTAGACGTTAAAACAAAATAAAATGGAAACTAATTTCAAAGAAGTTTTAAAAAATGCAGATACAATTTCCAGTCCTTTAGGTTCAGTGAGTTGTTACGCTTTTAATTTTGCGGAACTTGCACAAGAGGTAAATGTACTTCTTACTGATGATGGAAAGAAGGTCAAATTTACATGGCGAGAATATGTTAAACTTGCTCAAATCATTTGGGACAAAATCAAAGAGACATCCAGAGAATGTGCTGGCAAAGAAATTTCGGTTAGTTTACCGCCTAAATTTTCTTTGATTTCCGCAGCTTTTTCGCTCATCGGGTTTAAATTATAGGCGCAGAGAATCGCTACCTTATGCGTTTACAGGGCGGTGCATTGATTTGCGTCGCCCTTAAAAATATAAAAATATGAAAGCAAATAAATTTTGTGTATTCCTTGACGCGGGTCATGGAGGCATTGATGCAAAGAAAAAGTTACCATTTAATTATACGACGTATCCATCAAAGTGCTTCCAGCATAACAACGCAAAGTTCCACGGCTACGGTTGGTTCTTTGAAGGCGTTTTTAATCGTGAGGTAGCGGCAAAGATTGAGCAGTATTTAAAGGATTGGGGAATGTCGGTTATCAATGTTTACGACCCCGTGATTGATGTTAGCCTTACTAAGCGCGTAGCAAAGGCGAACATAAACGCCCAGAACTATGAGGCTTCTTTGTACCTAAGTATTCACGGCAACGCGGCAGGATCAACAGCCGCAAGGGGCTTTGAAGTTTTCACATCAATCGGGGAAACAAAGGCTGACATTTACGCCACGTTTCTTTTCAATGAAGTGCAGGAGGCTTTTCCTAAATGGGTTTACCGAATAGATACCATTGACAATGACCCAGACAAGGAGGCTAATTTCTTTGTACTGAGCCAAACAAGTATGCCAGCCGTGTTATCGGAAAACGGATTCTTTACCAATTACAAGGATGCAGTCATGATGTTCGACCCAGCCTTCCAAGATACATTGGCTCTTTGTCATGCACGGGCGGTGGTTGATTACGCAAAGACGCAAGGGGTTACGTTTTAAAATGGAAAGGGTTGACGCAACTGCCAACCCTCTAATTCACCACTCCTAAACTAATTAACATAAACAAACGTAATCAATTTCTTAGTTTATAATTTGATTTATAATTTTCATACATAATTCCTTTATCACATCGCCGTCGGCTTCTTTGTAAATCCTGTACGCTATGGTTAGCATTCTGCCCTGATCCATTCTTTCAATCGGTGGCGGAACATCTGGAAGTATTGGGTCAAGGTAAAATTTAAGCATGGCAATTTTCGCCTGAGTGCCCTGGGCGAACTTAATTTCTTTAGGATAATTTCTGGTTATCTTTTCAATTTCCTTCCACGTTGCGGCGTTTAAACCGTCAACAATTTCAATGTTTCTTTTCATGTTTTTGGTAATTTTTAGCTTGTAATGCCAGGGTAAAACAGTCGATTTCGTCCTGACTTATTTTAGCTGGTTTAAAATTTGGTTCAAACTTGTAACCTTCGCTTTGGAAGATTTTTAAAAATATTTCCTTTCCCCATTTCTTCCCCTTTTGCTCTGGGGAAATATTGTAGGCTTCACAACCTTGCTCCTTAATCCATTCATAAGCAATTCTTGATGCAGCTTGATTCATACCTACATTGCGAGACATACGGGAAAGGATTGCACGGTTAATGGAAGAGTTAAAGGTTACATTTTGGAGGCTGGAATCTTCCACCAGAACGACAGCGTTTTCATAATCTTTATGCCAGTGAAATGAGTCTTCCAAAAAATCTACAAATCTTTTGTATTTTTTAAATTCAACAACTTTGTCTGGATTAATAAAACATGCTGCCATTCCGTTTATTCTGATTGCTGGGTCAACCCCGATGTATATCCTCAAAGTGTTATCGTTTGAAACGAAGTTACATAACCCTTACTTTCTTTTGGTGCATCTTCCGTGACTTTTTTTACAACGACCCTTCTTTTGCGTCTTTTGATAACTTTTGGCTCAACCAAACCGTATGCCTCAACCCCTTTGTTAACAAAGTTTATTTCCAAAAGGTAGCCAAAACAGACGATTGTTCCCACGAAAAAGAACATGGTTATAAACTCGCTTCCAGAATACTTTTCCATTAACCCGAAGAAAACTTCGATTAAGGCTATTACCGTCGCTCCTAATGCTATTTTAGGTGGGAAAGGGCTTCTTCCCTTAGTAGGGTTTAGAAAGTCCATAAAAACCACGGCAAATCGTCCGAGTTGTAAAATGGTGGAAGCGGTAATTGCAACCCAAAAATTAATAGGTAAAAATATGGCAGTTAAATAAGCATTGATGCCGTAGGTAAGGACGATTGTCAAAAGCATGATTGTAGGAATATTATCGCTAATGCTTTCAAATGTCCATTTAAACTGGGTGTTGGTAAAGTTTTTTTCCATTAGTTTATAAGTTTTCAAATTGTTTTTTTAAATAGGCTAATTGATTTTTGTAATATATAATTACTTCCTCCTTTAAGTGTTTGTAAAGCGTAGGATTATTAATCATTACATCGTCAGGGCCGTATGGAGAAAAAGAAAAACAATCTCCATTAATTGCACTTAAAGATTTTATAATTTGTTCTATTTCTTTAATATTTTTAAGAATTGAAACAATTAATTCAGCTTGGCTTTCAGTCATGATTATTGGTTTTTTAGTGGTTGAAAAAAAAGTAGGGCAGCTGGGGGACTGCCCTTTAAGTTGATTATTTTACTTTTGTTGTTAATTTAAAGTGGAAAAAACTATCTACTACTTTACTGTTATTTGCCGTACAGGATACAAGTAAAGAAGGTGTCCCGTTTTTATAAGTTTCTTGTTCGATATTTTGAACAGTAAACTTAATACCTTGTCTTTTAATAGTGTCTCCGATTTTTAATTCTGAAGCTGTCATTTTTGTTGTTTTTTAAGTGGTGAAATATCGTTTCCTTGTTTCGATATGTAAATATAAAAACAAATTATGAAACAAAAAAATATTTACACAAAAATTTAAAAAAAAACTTAAAATTGATTGTATTCTTTCTTCAAAGGGAAATTATCCCGTTTGATTTGCCAGTATTCAGCCATCAATGAGGCACGGAACTTGTAATCGGTATCCGTGTGGTATCCTGATTTGTACACGCATTTACATATTGATTCGTACAACTTGATTCCTTTCATCTTGTAATTTGCCTTTTTACAAGCCGCGTACCTTCCAGAGTTTAAAACACCTGCCCAAAGCTTCATGCCTTCTTCGGTTGTTTCTGCACTCATAAACTTTGCCCTAATAAACTTGTTTCTTCCCCTGATGACTTCGCGTGTTTTATACGTTACATAATCATGACCTTTTAAAGCCTTAACTCCTCCAGCGTTGGCGTGTTTACGCCACAACTCCGTTTCAACACCTTGCGAGGTTGCTTCAATTATAAAAAAGGAATAAATCATGGATACGGGAAAGTCGGTTAAAACGTGTATGTTCATTAACATTGATTCGTAACAATAGGCAAGGTATATGCGGCGAAGCTTCGCCCTGTCAACTTTTGCAAGGTTGCGGAATCCTCTACCTTCTAGCGTTTGCCTGAGTTGTTCCCCTGATAACTTGCGCACCTCCCAACCGTAGCTGCGAGATCCGTAGGCGCTTTCATCAACTTCCTTTTTTTCCTCTTTACCCTGGATAGTAAGCGACGTAATTTTGTGAACGTAAACAGTATCTTTTTGAATGATGGGCACAAAGGAAGTATAATTGTATTGGGTGTTGATTGGTGAATAAATTAAACCAATGACAAAAGCAATGCCGATGCCTCCAGCTATTTGATAGGGAAGGCGTTTGTTCTGAGGGACGTATGTCTCAATAATTGGCTCTTTCATGATTATTGCATTACTGGTTCAGCAAAAAAGTATCCACCATCATACTCGATGGTTATGTCGTTGGCGTCTGCAATCACGTTGCCATCGCAATCGCGAACAAGTCCACCCCATGTAAACTCATCCTCAGGGAAATAATCTTCATTGCGCATCTTTGAATAAACTTGTTCAACAGCATGGCGCTTTGAGTAAGCGGCTACTTCCTCGTTTAAATCTTGATACCTTTTGGCGTTGCCAAAGTACATTACTGAATAAATTGTCTTTTCCATTTTGGTTGTTTTTAGTTGTTAAAAGAAATTTCAAATTCTACTAACCCTGATTTAGATAACATATTTTCAATATCATGGCAAATGTCTTCCATGTCTTCCTCAAACGTGGTAAAAGTCCAGCAATTTGATGCAACTTGTTCTTCTTGAATATCAAAAATACAAGCAATGTTAAGGTCTCTGATAATATCTTGAGCCTTTAGTGTTTCTCTTAGTGAAGTGGTTAATGTAATCATTTTGGTTGTTTTTGTTATTTTCAATTTGTAAATTTAATTTAAATTATTTACATAAAAAAATATTTACAACATTATTTTAAAAAAAAATCCCGTACCAATGAGATACGGGACAAAATCAACCAAATGATGCAATACTTATTTCTTTATCTGCAACCTCTATACCCAGTTCTTTAAACTTTTTTATTGCATCTTCAACCGTTTCCGCGTCGGTAATAATTCTCCCGCTTTTCCATTTGATTTCGTATTTCATCAGTACCATTTTTTTACAAGGTCAACAATGAAGTAAATGGCAAAGGATAAGGTTAAGATACCTCCAGCAGCTACAATCATAAGTGCAATGTCTTTACCTAATTTTTGTTTTTCGTTTTCTGTTAACATGATTCTTTTTTTTCTTTTTGTTTTTTACGATATTCGGCTTGATAAGCCTTAATTTTTTCAATGTTTTTGTAATAATAAGCCTTGTTTTTGTCGTAGTTTAAATTCTTGCACCTTGTTTTATTCTCCTCGTATCTCCTTTTTTTGTTCTCAAGGTTTTTTAACCGCCTTTTTTCCTTTTGATAATCGCTCATGTTTAGGTAGTATTTTTTCATATACTCCGATTTCCGTGCTTTTTTTTCCTCGTCACTCATACTTACTTTTTAATTTTCGTTCTCGATAGGCTTTTGATTTGATTTTCAATGTCTCGATATTTGCGTAATAATAAGCAAGACTTTTGTCTTTCTTTGTCTGCCTTTCTTCCTCTGTTAACTTCCAGTATTTATCTCTGTTCCTATTCCTTGCATCTTCTTTTCTTTTCTCCTTTACAAAAGGAAGCATATTTCGATAATAATCGCGGTCGTATTTCCTTTGTTTTTCCCTTTGCTCCTCTGTCATGGCTATTTGTTTAAATAGTTTTTTGAAGGCACTGGATTACTTCCCTGGTCTTTATACTTTGCATCTGCTTTTGATGCGTAATCAGTGTAAGGCATTTCTGAAATATCATGGTAGCAAATTTGGGCTATTTTCATTCCAGGGTAAATCTTTACTGGCTGAATGCAAGCAAGTTCCAACGTCCAATGTCCTTTAAAGTTTACATCGCCAAATCCTGCGGTTATGTGAACAAATAACCCTAATCTTCCTAATGATGATTTGCCCTGAATGATTGGAACGTGGCGCAAGGTTTCGGTATATTCGACAGTTGACGCAAGATAAAGAATGCCAGGTTGCAAAATCATGCCTTCATCGGGAATTACAATTTCTGCATAATCGTTTTTATTTCTTGTGTCAAGAACTTGCTCGGTGTATAATAACAAAGTTTTTGACAGCGTTAAATCAACGCTATTAGTACCAATGTTTGCCTCTATTAATGGCTCAATGACTATGTTTTTTAAGGCGATTTCGTCAATAATTGTCTTGTCTGTTAAAATCATTTTTCTTCTTTTTTATAAGTTTCGTTGTAATATTGTTCTGGCTCATGCTTTAATGCCCACCCATTATATAAATTTCCTTCTTTAAAAGCCTCCGTTATCTGCTCCTTTTCCATTTGTATTGCTTTCATAAATACTTCAAGTCCACGATTTTTATTAATATATTGCTCAATTACCCATTCAACTGCCGTTTGTTTGCTCATTTCTTTAAATCATTTAGTTCTGGGTGAGTAAAATGAAATTCTGTTAGCATTGCCGCATTTGCCATTAAGTGCGCTGAATGCAAAAGCCCACTTTCAGCGTCAATCATTTCACCAAGTCGCATGGCTTCCAGGTGACGCATAGCGGAGGCAATGACAACAGAAAAGGGAAATCCTTTTTCCCAATTACCAGCATCATATTTTTCAAGTCCTTGCGTCCAAACCTTCGCGTATTCCCTTTGCGCAATGGCTGGGCAAAGGTCGTAGCGGATTTTGTTTTCATTGTGTCGGATTGCTTCTTTCATTAGTATTTATTTATAAAACCTTTATAAACCTCGCTTATCTCCTTGCAAGTTTGCTCAATTAAAACAATGGCTTTTAAAAGTTCATCCATTTCAAAGGTATAATTTAATTCAAAACTTTCACCCGTGAAAGATAAGCCGTCTTTTGTTCTCTTAGTCCCCAGCCAGTTGATTTGACTTTCGGGTATTGATTCACCGTTGACAAACATCGCCAAAGCGTACACCTTCATTTGAAGGCTATCTTTTAACGTATCCATTGTCCACGGCTTTCCTGAGGTTTTAAAATCAATGACCCTGTTATTTTCAACGTCCCAAACGTCAATAAAACCTTTGACTTGAATGTCATTAATACTCAGGCTTATTTCTTTTTCAGCCTCGCAACCTTTGAAGCTTTGAATCTTGTCAATGTAAAAATCGGGAAAGGTTTCCATGATGATTCCATCTTTGATATACGCCTCCGTGTCTTCGGCAAATTGTTTTCCAAAGTTCATGTAAATAGATGGTTCTTCGGGAAGGTTAAGGAAATATCGGTTAATGTACTTTTGTCGGTCACTGTACCAAAGGTTTATTTGGCTCACTGATATGTATGGTTTTGGTAAAAGCATCTAAGTTTTTTTGTATTGGTAAATCCCCAGCCATTTTTCAGGCTGGGGCAAACATACCAATATGAAATTAAAATAATTTTCCTATCTGTATAAATATTGTCGCGGCTGCTGGTTGCGCTTGCGCTGGTTCTAAACCTGAGGCTTGCAACTGGTGGTATATGTCGGCGTAAATGCCCGTCATAAAAGTAGCCTTTTCGCTTATTTCTTCAGCAGTCAATTTACCGTTCGTTTTAGGGGCTACATTTGCCGCCTGTTGCACGTTATTTCCTTCCGTGGGTGTTTGTACCTTTTCGGGTATTTCGTTGGCGGTAACCATATCAAAAGCAACCTTGTAACTTTTGCCGTCGTGGATAATCGTAACGACATCGTCTTTCTTCAATGCCATCAACTTGTTATCGTCTGGTTTGCCGTACACGCGGATGTCCGTACCGTTATCCAAAGTAATTGCGGCGTTGATGGAAGGACCGTATTGCCCTTCAAAAACTTTGCCCGCGGTGTATTTAACTCGTCCTTTTAGAATATTCATGACCCATATTTATTTGAAAGTTTTGAGAATCGTACCATAAGGATTTTTTATGGTCACTTATTTTTTTCCAGTCTATTTCATCATTGTAGTGAATGGAGTTTCCTGAGACAAACCATTTTTCAAGTTCGCCAACCCCGCGCTGCCTCCACCATCTTTTCAGGTGATCAGGCTCAACAATATGGGAAGGGCAAACGGTCAATGAGGCGTTTAACGCGAAGTCTTGTATTTTCATTTTGTTGGTATTTTTTCTATTTCAGCAAATGCACTTTCGCAATACCTTACGATACTTATATTCAAGTTATAGAGCCTTGTATCTTTGCTACTTTCTGCATGTTTAAGAAAACGGTTTTTCATTTCAATAATTTCATCCTTGTAAAATTGAATTGGGAATTGTCTATAAGTATCAATTACCTTAAATGTATATCTTAGGCAATACATATACATATCTAAAGAGGCATACCAATAAATGTCGTTTTCTTTGTTTAACTTGTTGATATCAGCCTGATATCGTTCAATAGTTTCTTGATAAAAATCTATCATTTTGTTTGCGCTTTCTGGTAAATAATTCATAATTGGTTGTTTTTAAAGTTGTTTATTAATCGTTGCAAATTTGCCAAAGGTCTTGGTATTCATCTATCATTGGCAGTAACATTCTTGCGCCAACGTTTTTCTCAGGATGTTGCTCAAGGTAATCGGGATCAACCTCAAAAGAATGCAAGTCGATAAGGTAGTCTGGGGAATTTTTAAACGTTTGCCCAAATAAGCCAAAGCCGCATGAAAAAACCACATTGACAAAGTATTTCTTTCTTTCGTCGCCCAGTGGAATGCGGGCTGTAAATTTTGTAATCTTCATAATTGGTTGTTTTAAAATAAATAATTAGTTCCAGATAAGAAGGTGAGAACCTTCATCGATAACATTGTAAGTTTTGTCAGGATTATTCATATATGCTAAAAAATCTCTGCATTGTTGGTTTCTCATTTCTTCAGAACCAACGACAGCATATTTTTTGCTATCATACAATAATCTTAAAATTTCTCTAATTGTCATTTGCTTTTTCATGATTGGTTGTTTTTGTTATTTTCAATATGTAAATTTAATTATAATTATTTATATTAAAAAATATTTACAACATTATTTTAAAAAAAAGTGGGAAATAATTTATCTCCCACCATGAAAACCAGATTGCATGAAAAATTATGCCTTATTTAACACGATCCTCCAGACCGCCAATTTTTGCGCTATGATAATCGCCCGCTTTTTCCCTTCTTCTTCCACCCTATGCAACTGGGTTTTAAAATCAATGTAACTGTCCGCTTGTATCTTTTGTTTCTTTGCAATTTCCTGAGCCTCCTCCCAAATGGCACGTTTTTCTCCTTCAGCGTAACCAATTAACCCAGCCTCCATCGCCGCGTCGTACCAATATACTGGCACGTCTTCGTATGATTCACCTTTAAAGCCGCTTAACATCTCGGGAAATTCGGCGTAAAACTTGCGCTTTGCCTCAACCTGCCTTTGTTCTTCCTGTAGCTTTGCCCGTTTCTTTTCATCTTCCATATCAACGGTAAAATAAACCTTTTGCCGCCAATTGATATAAGCGGTAAGAATCCTTCCAATAGCAGCCAGATCAACTTTGCCGTATAACTTGTGGTCATCAATTTTCAATTCTTGCCTTGCAAACTTTTCAAAAGCCAATTTAATTTCATCAACGGCAATTAATTTGTAAGTGGTGATAAACTTTGTAACCTCAGTCAAGTGTTCTGGACTTGCATCAATGCCATAAAGGGGCAGGATGTTTTTAACAACCTCGTTAATTTTGGGCAGGTTTTCAACGATGCCCGTTTTAAATAATCTTTTTTCTCGATTGTCGATAACAAGTTGAATGTCTTGTATCTTTTCCTCGATGTTCATTGCAATGGCTGGTAAATTCATAAAGGTTGGTTTTTATAATTCTAAAGTTAATTGTTTTGGTTTATATATTTTAAGTTCAGTTATTTGCCTCATATATTCTCCATGTTCCCATTTAAAATTAAACCAGCAAATTTTCCAATCTTTAGAATGAAAAGCAATACTTTTAATAAATCCATTCCTATTCATAGTTAAATCATGTACTTTAGTTCCAATTAAAGATTTTAAATAAATTTCGTCGTTTGTCATATAAGTTGGTTTTTATTGTGTTTGTTTTAAAGTTTGTATATACTCAGCAAGTAGCCTATCAACTTCATCGTCATACGCCTTTTTCTTTGCCGCTGGGGACGAAGTCTGGTAAGCCGTATAAACTTTGTTTGCCTGTCCGTATAAAATGGGTGGGGTAAAATTGGCTTTTAACCATTTGTCAGGCAGGCTCCAGGCGGCTTGCAAAAATACTTTTAAAGCTTCGTTTGTGTCGTTATTCCGATCAACTTTTTCAATCCACCGCAACAAATACACCATGCCTCCAGCATCTTTGGGACTCATTATGTAATTTCCTTTTTGATCCGTGGGATACGCCGCGCCTGATAATTGCTCAAATGTTTGGCAGAACACGGTAAAGGCTTCGTATGTCGGATTCGGCTTTCGCTCGGCTTTAGGCTCGCTTTCTTCTTTTCTTTTGCCCGAAGTTTTCTTTTCTTCTTTTTCTCCTTGCAAATTAGAAATCACGGTAAAAGGATTTACTTTGGAACTTTGAGAATCTTCAATTGTAATTTTTTCGAATGAAGTAAAATCTGAAAGATTTTTAATATTAACTGAGTTAGTAAATGTATTTAGTACTTGGTTAGCAACTGGTATAGGTTTGCCCTTTCGTGAAATTCCATTTGACTGTTTGGTATTTTCCATTTGCCCATTTGGTAAAATGGTATTTACCTTTTGGTAATCTCCAATTTCCTCAAGATGGAAATTATCTGATAGATATAAATCTTCATTCATAAACGCGTACCAAATAGTTCTATCATAGGCAATTTTATTATAATTACCTTTTATTAAAATTTCCTTATCAACCAATGATTCAATAATCCTTCTAACTTGTTTTTCAGTCCAAAATGGATAATATTCAGTTAGTGACTTATTTGTGTTGTAAGTCCAATACCTTAAATCATGATAATTTGTTTTATTTGCTTTATTAAGCCTTATCCAGAATTGAAATGATTTAACCATTATAGCTTCGTCAACTCCGTATCTTTTTGCGAATTCAATGTTAAAAGAAAAATCCATTTTAATCTATTTTATTAATGTGAGCAAATTCTCCATGATACTTTAAAGCAGCATCGTTGTAAGCACGGGCGGCGTCGATAAGTACGGGAAAATATCCTAAATACAATAATTTATTATTATATTTAATATAAGCCATCCATTTTGAAGATATTTTATTCCAGTAAACACCTTTGTGTCCACTTTTATTATTTTTATTAATTTTAGAATTTCTCATGTTTTCTGCATGAGTGCATATTCTAAGATTATTTTTTTGATTATTTAAAGGATTGCCATCTAAATGGTCAATTACCATACCTTTTTCAGGATTCATTATAAATCTATGCATCCAAAGCATAGTTCGCTTGCCATTAAACATTGTAATATTTCTTCCTGCATAAAATTTTTTACCTTGTAAATTTGCAAACCATTTAAACTGATTTAAATAATCAAAGTCCTCATCGTCAACGATTGCAACTTTTCCCTGTGTTAACTGAATTTCTTTAGCCATTTTGATAAAATAAAAATAGCCAATGAGTAGGAGTTCATTGGCTAAGTGAAACAATGCGGATATTGTCCCAAAACTCTTTTGAATCGCTCCTACCTGATTCAAAAGAACAATACAAAATTACAAAATATTATTTACATTTTTACTTTTTTTAATTGTGCAAGGGCTGGATTCGATACCAGCATGACCGCCTTAGTTGGTATAGGTCATTTATCTTCTTAAACAAGGTGTTCAGCCACTAACCAACATTGCTGAGTCCTCTATTTTAAGTTGAGCGTCTACATTTCGCCACCTTGCTAAAAATGCCGTCTGTCCGTGCTGTCAATATGGATATTTTGTGTACAATTCAGGATTCTCATATTTCTACCTTAGTTGAGCAAGGACAGGATTCGAACCTATATCTGATTGCTCAAATGTTTCCATTTACACCACCTTGCGCCACAAAGATAAAAATAATTTTGTTAAAAATAATATTTAATTTATAAAATAATAAAGTTTATATTTGCCCTATGAACTATTTGATTATTACCTCAATTACTGGAAACAAAGACGTGCTGGTTGACCCTGAGACGACTTTTGATAATTGCACTTACGTCGCTTTTGTCGATGAAGTTAACCATGACCTAAATGTTTGGAATCAAGTCCAAAATCACCAGTTTAGTATGATTGACCCGTTAAGGCACAGACGCAACGCGAAGGCTGAAAAGATACTTTGCATTCCACAGGCTTTAAACATTGACTTCGATTACATTATATGGCATGATGGAACACATCAACTGGCAATGCACCCCGAAGAAATTATTGAGGAATACGGCGACGCTGATTTGTATGTTTTCCGTCACGCGCAAAGACGTTGTTTATATCAAGAAATAGCCGCCGTTCTTGAGGCAAAGTTAGACAATGAAGACCTTGTAAAAAGCCAAATGAATTTTTATCAATCTGTTGGAATGCCGCCTTATTTTGGGCTTTATGAAATGGGTTGCTATATCAGGAAGGTAAATCAAATTACCATTGATTTTGGTTTAGCTTGGTTTGAACAAGTATGCAAGTTTTCCAGCCGTGACCAGATTTCTTTTCCTTTTATCCTTTGGAACTATGAGGAAAGAATAAAGGTTGCAATCCTAAAAGGTAATTGTTCAAAATATATCGGGACGCCTTTTGAAAACGAGGGGAATAAATATTTTATAAACCATGCAAACCACATTAAATGATACCATTATTTAAAGTTGCCATGAATCCAGAGGCATCAAAAGCCGTGGAAAAAGTTTTATCCTCAGGCTTTATCGGTCAAGGCGAAGTCGTTGAGGAATTTGAACGCCAATTAAAACAAAGCTTCAATAATCCTTACCTTGTTACAGTCAACTCAGGGACAAGCGCTTTGCATCTTGCTTTAAGGTTAATTAAGGACAAACACCCCGAAAAGAAATATATTATATCAACCCCGTTGACTTGCACTGCAACCAACTGGGCGATACTTGCGGCTGGTTTTGAAATCATTTGGGCAGATATTGACCCTAACAAATTAAATATTTGTCCTTTGTCGGTGGCAAAATCTGTTACTCCTTTGGTTGCGGCGGTTATGGTTGTGCATTGGGGAGGTGCAGCAGCAGACGTAAAGAAAATAAAGTCATTAACGGGGCTTGATATAATTGAGGATTGTGCCCACGCTTTCGGCTCATATTACGAATTACCAGCCACTAAAGACGAAAGTACGTTGGTTGGTAACTCAGGAAATTACTGTTGCTTTTCCTTTCAAGCAATAAAACACCTTACCACGGGTGACGGTGGAATTTTAATCTTGCCAGGGGAATATGAATACAAAAAGGCAAAGTTACTTCGGTGGTATGGCATTGACCGTGAAGGTGACAGGAAGGACTTTAGGTGTGAAGCACCGATAAACGATTGGGGGTATAAATTCCACATGAACGACATCAACGCCGCCATCGGGATTGAGAACCTAAAAATATTTGGCGATAACATTAGAAGACACCAAAATAACGCTGGTTTTTACGACTGGTGGTTAAATGAATGTGAGCCAAAAATAAATACTTTGGCGTTTGATTCTGGTTCGTCTTATTGGATATTTTCTATTTTGGTTGAGGACAGGGACAATTTTCAAAGGGCAATGAAAGATAGGGGTGTAATGACTTCTCAGGTACATGAGCGGAACGATTTACACCCATGTGTAAAGCAATTTAAAACAGAACTACCAAACATTGATAAGGTGATTGGCAAGTTGTCCAGTCTTCCAGTCGGTTGGTGGGTAACGGACGAGGACAGGGAATATATTGTTAAACAGATAAAAAAAGGTTGGTGATGATTAAGTTAATTGTAAGTGGTCGCGTCGGTCAGGACGCTGAGGTAAAAAATGTCGGTGATAATACCGTTTGTTCTTTTTCCGTAGCACACACTGAAAGGGTTTACGGTCAAGTGCAAGGAGAAAAGACGATTTGGGTTACTTGCTCAATTTGGGGTGAGCGTGGTGTCAAACTTGCGCCACATATTTTAAAAGGTACTTATGTTGTCGTAGAAGGAACAGGCGGGGTAAATGGATACCTTAATAAAAATACTGGAGCAGCCGAAGCTGTCATTAGGTGTATGGTTAATTCCCTTGAATTTGGAGGTAAGCCAACGACAGGGGAGAATCAAAAAGTAACAGAAGAAACCACATTTAAACCAGAATCAGAATTTCCTTTCTAATGGCATATTATAATTACGATATACCCTCAAGTTATTATAAGAATAAAATTGGTAAGACTCTTTATAACACGGTGCTTACTATGAATCCCTCTGTAATACTTGAGTTTGGCACGTTGCACGGTTATTCTGCCGTCGCAATGGCTCAAGCGTTAAGGGACTTAGATAGCGATACCGTCATCATGTGTCATGACCTTTGGCAAAAGTACCCGTATAAAAATACGTCGATGGATAAAACACAGAACACCATCGACCAACTTGGCTTAACAAAATATATTGAATTGATTGAATTGGATTTTTATAATTGGAAACCAGAACCTTTTGATTTAATGCACTTTGATATAAGCAACCATGCTGGACATTTAAAGTATTTAAAAAGTTTAAAGGAATACCATTTTTTAAACGGCTCAATCTTGTTTGAAGGTGGTAGCAAGGAAAGGGACAAGGTCGAATGGATGAAAGACTTCCAGCCTATCAATTCATCGGGAATAAACTTTATTACAATTAACGAGGACTTTCCTTCTTTATCCCTACTCCTATGAGATTAGCCGTTGTCGCCTCAGGTTGGCACTTTCCCTTAGATTTTTATGAATCAGTGGCAAGGCAAATCGTTGTCAAAGATTGGACGTATGATTTATTTTGTATCTCACACCGTGACCCAAAGTATTCATACGAGGAAAAAAAGGATTTGGCAATAAAAGAATTGGATACAATTCTTTACAAAGAAATTGCAACCATTGAGCAGATTAAAGACTTAGGCTGGAATTATAAAGAATACCCGAACACGGTTGGCGATTGGGGTTGTTCTAACCAATGGCTGGAAGAACATAATTACAAAGATTACGACTTGCTTCTTTTTACGCATGATGACAATTTTATACATAATTACAAATGGTTCGGGAACATCATTCACTTTATGGGAGGCGCTTGGGAAATCCTTTCCAATTCCTGCGGTGATCCTGTTGGTTGGCTTCGGGGTTCGTGTGAGTTCTTTAAACCTTCTATGCTTGATAAGATTGGTGGTAAGTTCGATTTATCATTGGTTGATTTAAACCGCGAAGGCGAAGTTTATTCACCAGATAAATGGATTGATATTTTTAATTGGAACAACACGGTACACCCGTTAATGAAGTATTGCACTGATAATAAAGTGCCAATCGGTTATTTGTCAAAGACATACAGGCATTCAATGTTTGTGTCCGAGGGTGAACGCGGATTTATTTCCCCAATTTTAAAAAAATAATATTATATTTGTATAATAATTTAAAAAAAATGAACACAACAAAACCTCAAGAAATGTACGGGGTAACCTTCAGAAACAAGGTTATAAGGGAAAGGCTGCTTGACATTCAATTTGATTTGTGGAAGGCAACAGGGAAAAAGCATTCTATGGAAGCGGTATTGGAAGTTTTATTAGATACCTACAAAAGTAAAAATAAATGAGGATTGGCATTGTTTGTAATTTAAGCAGCCCAACTACTGACTACTATCGCACGGTTAATCCATTTATTAGGCTTCGGGAGGTTTGCCCTTCGAACTTTGTAATAAAGATGATTAACCCTGATACCGTTAAGTGGTATGATTTTTACGACGTTGATGTTGTTATCTTCCAGCGTGCTAATGGTAACGATTTACTTGGCATGATTAACGAGGTAAAGCGAATGGGTAAGAAGATTATCTTAGACCATGACGACCTGCTACATGAGGTAAGTCCAGCCAACCCAGCAAGCCAACATTTTAACAAGCCTCAGGTAAAGGAGTCAGTCGAAAAGGCTTTCAAATACGCTGATTGGGTTATGACCTCAACCCCGTACCTAAAAGAATTTTACGCCCAGTTTTACGATAAAGATAAAATAACCGTTGTTCCCAACGCCATTGACTTTACCGTTACACCGATGCAGCCTGTAAAAAGGGATAAGTTAATGGACGCAAAGAAACGAGTTATGTGGCGCGGATCTCAAACGCACCTGGAAGACCTTGCAACGGTAAAAAACTTTTGGATTGAGTTACAAAAAAACGATAAGGTTGAATTAGGTATGGTTGGTTTAGCCGATTGGCTCGGTAAAACATTATACCCCAAAGCAATTATTGTGCCGTGGAATAATTCATTGTTCCAATATTTTGAAATGGTCAAACACTCAGCGCCACATTATGGCGTATTCCCATTGACGATTGACAATTTCAATCAAGCGAAGTCAAATAACTTTGCGATGGAAATGTTGGTAGCTGGTTGTATTTCATACGCACCTGAGGAAATCAAGGAATTTAACATCGCTGGGGTGAGGACTTATAAAAACGAATTAGATTTAATCCACAAATTTACTAAGGCTTTAGACAAAGATGATGCGTACTTTGTTGACTTAGAGGCTGGACGCAAATGGCTCAAGGAAGAAAGGGACTTGGTTAAGGTGAATGAATTAAGGATAAACGTATTAAACGCTATATGAAATTAAAGGATATAAAACCGAACCCAAACAACCCACGGGTTCTCAGGGATGACAAGTTTCAAAAGCTAAAGCAAAGTATTACGGAGTTTCCAAAGATGCTTTCCCTTCGCCCTATGGTCATTGATGAAAACAATGTAGTGCTTGGAGGCAACATGAGACTAAGGGCTTTACAGGAACTTGGATTTAATGACATTGACGAGGCATGGGTAAAACAAAGCAGCGATTTAACCGAGGAAGAAAAGAAACGATTTATTATTGCGGACAATGTAGCATTTGGTGAATGGGACTGGGACACGTTGGCGAATGATTGGGAGGTTGTGGACTTGGAAGCGTGGGGTTTGGATATACCGCAGTTTGACAGACCCGAAGATTTTGACGAAGATTTTACTTTGCCTGAGGGCGACAAAGAACCATTTCAGCAAATGACATTTACTTTAGCAGATGAACAGGCAACGGTTATACAGAACGCAATAAGAGACATAAAGCACACGGACGAATATAAGTATATTGAAACAATGGGAAACGAAAATAGCAACGGGAATGCTTTGTATTTAATTGTAAGTAAATGGGCAGAGCAAAGGAAATAATCGTCAAGGTGATACCGCCAAAGTTGGCTAATGAGTTTGTAAAGAAAAACCATTATAGCGGTAAGGTAGTAAACAATAGTAGTTTGCATTTTGGTTGCTTTTTAGATAATCAGTTGCACGGGGTTTTAAGTTACGGAAGCCCTTTGGATAAAAGAAAGGTTTTGCCATTAGTTCAACCTTCTTTATGGAATGAAATGTTAGAATTAAATAGAATGGCTTTTGATGAATATTTACCAAAGTATTCAGAAAGCAGATGTATTGCAATAAGTATTCGATTGATTAAAAAAAATGCGCCTCATATAAAATGGATTTTATCTTTTAGCGATGGTACGCAATGCGGAGATGGAACAATATACAGGGCAAGTGGATTTGTGTTGACAAGTATTAAAAAGAATGACCAAGTATGGGAAATTGAAGGAATGAAGGTAACTGATACTTCCATAAGACCAAATATTGGAAGTTTAAAAACATTTAATAAAGTTGTTTCAAGGGTTTCAGTAACAAAAGGAATTAATATTTTAAATAACGGGGCATCATCAATGAGTAAATTTAAAGAATTAGGATATAAACCATTGCAAGGTTTCCAACTTCGTTACATTTATTTGATTGACAAATCATGTAAAATTACCGTTCCCGTTTTACCTTTCTCAATGATTGACAAAATGGGTGCGGGAATGTACAAAGGTGAAAAGATAACATTAGCCGAAAGGCAACAAGCGCAAGAAGTTAATCAGGATAAACGCGATGCTTCCAGCATTGAAATAGGCGGTTCGAATCCGACCCTTGCGCTCAATTCTCGTTTAAATCTCGAAATATGAGGGAAGGAAAACACGGAGGCAAATTAAAATCAGGAAACACGGTTGGAACAGGCAGACCTAAGAAACTCCCAGCCCTTGACCTTATTATGGCTAATGTCATGGGTCAGGAAAAGGACGGTATCACCGCAGCCGAAGCCATTATCATGAAGCTAAGGGAACAGGCGGCAAAGGGTGACATTAAGGCGGCTCAGTTGCTCCTTGACCGTGCCTACGGGAAAAGTAAGCAGAACATTGACATTACGACGCAAGGGGAAAAGGTGACCGTGCCAACGATAATATTTACAAAGGATAAGGCAAATGATTAAAATTATGATGAGCCAACCTATAAATGGCTTAACAGGTGAACAGATTGTAGAAGCAAAAAACAGGTTTTTGGAATTTGCGAAAAAAGAAAATATGGAAGTAGTACACACATATTTTAAAGATGAATGGTTTGCAAAAATCGAATTAAAATCAATAGGCGTAATTCAAGTACCTATGTATTATTTGGCAAAATCACTTGAAAAAATGGCTCATTGTAATGTTGTTTACTTTGCAAAAGGCTGGGAAAATGCAAGAGGTTGTAAGATTGAACATGAAGTTGCCTTGCAATATGGCTTAGATATTTTATATGAGGAACAAATTTAAACAATCCTTTTAAATGCAGATAAAGGTTAGTGAAAAGTATGAAGCCCTTTGGCAACCG